ATTAAAGAAAGAGCTTTGCAAGGTGTCCGCCTGATTCCTGATGTTGAGGGATTCTGCAGCTTTGCCGGTATTTCCCGCGATACTCTAAACGATTGGGAAAGAACCCGCCCCGGTGTGTATTCCGACACAATAAAAATATTGAAGAACAACATAGCCGCATACAAGAAACAACTTGCATTTAATGGAGAAATACCGCCGATCGTGTTTGCTACTGATTTTAATAATAATCACGGTTACACCCAGTCGGCGCAGAAAATAGATCTGAATGTAGGCAAACAGGCGCAGGAGTTACCGACAGCGGCGGACATTGTGCAACGTTTACCAGTAGAAACCGGAGGGACAGACCCGGCAGAGGATGCGGAGGACATAGAAATATTATAAAATCGGTGTTTTGTGGTTCGTTTTCTTTTACTTTTACGAACTCGGGCAGATCCGGCGGCGGTTGGTAGGATGCCAGGGCGCAGAGGTCCGGCAGCTTATACCCTGGGGCGGGGGTTTGTGGCGGATCGTTCCCGGGGCAACTCACCCCTCTGAGTTCCCGAAAAATTAAAAAGCCAAAAACCACCCCAATCGTAAAATGGCAAATAACCATATTACCGTAAACCACCCAATTTACAATGTAAGTATAAACACGGCATCCGAATAACAAAAGGAAAGTGAGGACTTTACAAAACCACAAAATCCAAAATCGGCGGATGCCTACCGGCATAGAAAGAGAGAAATATGGAACAGAACAAAGAAACAGCAACACAGAATAAGCAGAGAGAGGCGGAAGTATGCAGAGAGAAGAAACAGACCGCATGGGACAAATGGAAAGAGGACACACTGCGGAAGTTCAACCGGACTGCATGACAGAGGCATACACCGTAGGAATCTCTGAAACGCATATCAGAAACAATGCAACGGTATTCCGAGTATGGCAGATGATAGAGCGCGGAGAACTTACCAGAGAAGAGGGATTGTACCTCATGGTAAATACGCTTGCAGATGAAAACCATCGTCTGAATCAAATGTGTAATAACCTCATAATGAGGATGCCGTCACGTCTGCTCGTAGAAACAATAACAGGCAAAAATTAAAAATCGGCGGAGGCTTACGCCTCATAGGAGGTAAAATCGGATGAACGATGAAAACAGCAATTCCCAAAATTCCCCGGAAAATAAAAAGAGGTCTTGGCACAAGGAACCGTGGTATAAAAGGCTATTCGACAAGATTTTAGTATCGTGTTTTCTTCTGTGCAAGCATGAGTGGGAAGTGTTGGAAGTCCTCTGGACGGCACATGATTACAGCGGCTTTAAGTACGATGTATGCAGATGTGGGTGTAAGAAATGCGGAGAGATAAGAATTGAGAAATTTTTAGTGTAAAAGACGGAGGTAGAGAGATGGTAAAGACGGTTGTTGCGGTTATCGTAGGGTTAGTTTTGCTCAATACAGCGTGGTTTGTATTGAAAATTGTGATTCTGATAGTGGCAGAGAGAAGAGAATACGAAAAATACAGATACAAAAGCCCTTATCAGTCTCCACACAGAGAGGCTTTTATTATGGAGTGCTCAGACCCGAATAGCAGTCCATACGCAAGGCAGTTGGATAAGTGCATCAAAAAGATGGATAGGGAACAGAAACGCATAGCGAAAATCAAATTGAAATCAGACAAGAAACTGTCGAATATGAGCATTTAGAGAATTTTGACGTATCGGAGGATGTGCGAAATGGATAGACCGGTAGAAATCACAAGAAGCTATGCAGAGTGCAAATTCTGTAACGATATTGCTGATATGTGCAATGAGATACCAGATTGTACTCACTGTGAGAATAGAAAAGGAACATGGATAGATACAATCACGAGCCTGCTTGGCACAAAAGCGGTTGTCGTTCTGGAAGATGGCAAAGTGGAGACATATCCACTGGATAGACTTAAAGTTATCACAAAGAGGGAGAGATAATGAAAATTATTGAAGAAATTGGCGAAGCTGCAATGTTGGAACAGCTTGCAGAGGAATGTACCGAACTTGCAAAGGCAGCACTCAAAATGGCAAGGATCATACGAAAAGAGAATCCGACACCTGTAACAGAGAAAGATGCTATTGCAAATATCAGAGAAGAGTACACGGATGTCGTACAGTGTGCCGGAGAACTTTCATTGACAGTAGATGAGGAACAGATGGCACGCAAACACGAACGGTGGGAAAAGAGAGTGAGGGATAGAACATGATACCATTCAGGCATTGCATAAGGGAACCGCACGGATCGGCAGTGAAATTTGAGATACTGGCAGCAACACCGAATGAGTTTCAGGTACGTTACCCAGATTATGATTACATTAAAATGGGAGTCGGACCATCAGTGATGTATAACAGAGAACAATTACTGTGTTTCCTACTGACATATGACAAGGCAGAGTGCCTTGAATTTATGGAAAAACTGTATCATCACATGGGATGGCCTACTGAAAAGCTGCATGAGAATCCGGCGTTTGCCGAAGTGATAAAGGAGAAAGAGACATGATAGCACGTTTCTTACAGGATATTGTCGTAAACGACATTGAGAAGAATATGGAAATGACCATTGACAAGGGGGAAGAACTCTTTGCCATCGACAGAGGAACCCATTATGAACTGAGAAAGGCTGACGGATGGGGAACTATGGCTCCGAAAGAGTGTGAGGGCGAATATTATGAGATCATCAAATGATTTTTACAAGGAGAAACCATGAAAACAGAACGATATGTATGCGACCGATGCGGTGCAGAAATAGATGGGAAGAACGGAAGTATGCTTCACAAGAAGTGGCTGAATATACATGGCCTCCATGCCAAGGACGGATTTCTGGACGGAGTAACAAATATAGATTTATGCCCTAAATGTAGGAAAAGTTTTGAGAGATGGATGAGAAATGGAGGGGATTGAACCATGCATGAGACCAAACCACAGCTCTTTATCATGGATGAATGGCTCGGAGATCCCATACCGCTTGCGGAAATTAAGGAAATATCTGAACCTACACTGGATGAAGAGTATGATATGCCGGATATTTCACATCTGAAAGATGGTTTTGAAATACCTTTTGAAGTGAAAATGAAGAAATCTGCCATAAATAAGCTGTTTCGCCCATGTTTTGGCAGAGAACCTTACAGAAATCTCGAAAAATGCGCCAAGTGCATACTGAAAGAGGACTGCGTGGTAGCGAAAATCGAGAACAATTTCAACATGAGATTAAGGGCATACCACCCTTGATAATAAATCACAAGGAGGACACCAATGGAAAAGAAAGAAAAGAAACCGTGGAGACCGCCAGAAGCGGCACATTTACCAGATCCGATAGCGTTTGCCATGCAGGGTTTTGAACGCTTTGGATTACCGAAAGAACGGCTGATACCACCATTACAAACATTTGACAGAGTGATGCAACACTCGGCATTTACCGAAAACCGATGGTGGGAAAATGCAAGACAGGAAACGGCAGCATCATCGGCAGAACAGTGTCGGAGAGTGAGCATCGAAAGAGCACGCTGTCTCGGAGAACCATGGCCGGATTTTGATGATATACCTGTTGCGAGTATCATAGATGGTTTTTCACAGAAATGCCAAAATGCCACAATCGGATTGTTAAGAGATCAGGTTATAGCATCATGCGCTATTCCGGGAGAAACATTGTTTGGAGACATTTTTAACCAGTTAGGTATTAAGGAGGACAATATGGATAGAAGTTTAGCAGACAAGAAATTTAAGAAAGTAACTATCGAGTGCGAGGACGGCACGACTTACGCCGGAAAGATCAATCATATATGCGGTAGCCCGTATCGTTGGGACAAACTGTGTGTAGAAGCAATGGTTGAGGACAAGCCCATTGGAGCATACGGTATCGAGAAAGTCCTGTTCCAGAATCCGGCAACAATCGTATTTTGGTCTGACGGCACAAAGACGGTTGTAAACTGCATGGATAATGTGGAAATCAAGAAAAAGGTTGTTGATGGCAAGGAAATAACCATCCGTAAGCCTAAAAAGGCTGATACCTATTCCGAGGAAGCCGGTCTGGCTATGGCTATCGTGAAGAAATGGGCCGGCAACAACGGAAATTATAACAACATCTTCCGTGAGTTCATCCCTGAGATGGCACAGGCTGAAAAAGAGGAAAAGAAAGCTGCCAAGAAAGCTAAAAAGGCACAGAAATCGGAGGAATAACCAATGACGCTGAGGGAATTTGCCAAGGGATATGATGGCAACATTATGCTGAAAGCCTTTGAGAATGAGAAATCAACGGCTCCGACAGCAATTATGATGACTCAGATTACAGATTCTATCAAGGATGAGATTCTTGACAAGGAAGTATACAGCTACACAATGGTCTGCGCTTCATTGTTTGAACGGTATCTGAGAGTGAATTTTGAAGCTGTGCCGGAGATCCCGGATGAAACGGAGGGAACTGAATGAGAAAGATATTTTTTGACACAGAGTTTACCGGTCTGCATCAGAATACAACGCTCGTAAGTATCGGATTGGTTTCTGATGAGGGCGAAAGGTTTTATGCGGAACTGACCGATTATGATGATACGCAGTGCGATGATTGGATTACCAAGAATGTTCTGGATCATCTGCTCCTGAGTGGCAACACGGAGCTGGAAAAGGAACTGGAAGAGGATGAGCTTACGACAAGAGTGATTGGCAACAGGGACGATGTGAGAACAGAATTGCTTAATTGGCTTGATGGTTTCGGAGATGATATTCAGTTTGTCTCTGATGTGTGCCATTACGATATGGTTTTATTATGCGAACTGATTGCAGATGGAGCCATGTTGCTGCCGGACTACATCAATCCGTTTTGCCACGATCTCTGCCAGGACATTTCAATGATTTTGGATATTTCAGAAAAGGCAGCTTTTGACATTTCGAGAGAACAGATCCTTACAGACAGAGGAATTGATTTGCCGAAAGGTCAAAAACACAATGCACTCTACGATGCGGAAGTTATCAAGGCAATCTATGAGGACTTTTTCTCCGTGGGGGGGTAAAACAGGGAGGTAAGAATGGATAAGGGACAAATCTTAATGGATTACCGCTTGGCGAAGAACCATAAGAGACAGATACCCATTCTTGCAGACTTGAATGTGTGCGACACACAGACAATAGTAGAAATTCTGGAAGAGGGCGGCTACAAGCGTATGTTCAATACGAATGGTGTGGATATTTCCGTGAAGAAAACAGAGATTGAGCAAAAGTATTCTTCCGGGGAATCCATAGCCACCCTTGCAATGGCATATCACATTTCAAAGAAACAGATTAAGGTACTTCTCGGAGTAGAAGAGACGGAGGAAAAGGGAATCATGTCTGAGCAGGAAATGATAAAGAAACTCGGAGAACTTACGAGCGAGGTTGAAAGACTGAAAGCAAACAAGAAATCTCTGGAAGAAAGAAATGCGAAAGTAGAAAAAGAGAATGATAATCTGAGGAAGCAGATTGAACAGCTTGAAAGTTTCAATGCAGAGCTGGATGCCACAGTCAAGGAACAGACTGAAATGCTGAATGGTGGAAAATTATATGAGGATTATCAGGAAGTTTGCATTAAGAACAGCAAGCTCAACGCAACGGTTGATGTTCTGGTAGAGAAAATCAGTATGTTAAAGGCGGTGGGCTGTCATGGATAATGGAATGGAACTCAGAGTGAAAGATTATTGTGCTTTCTGCCCTGATTTTGAAGCTGACGTTGATAAGGTTGATATTACTGTATTGGCTGATCGTACCCAAAGGGCATTAACCACAATCAGATGTGAACACGCCGAAAAGTGCGAAAGAATATATGGGAGAATACAGGAGGGCAGAACCAATGAAACAACGGTGGTACAAAGTAGTGTTTGAAACCATTGAGAGAAAACCAATCCGCAGAACTGTTACCGTATGCAGTACGGACAGTGTTCATGCGTCTGCTCTGGTATATCAGCAGTTCGGCAGGAAGAAAATCAAGGTAAAATCTGCCAAGAAAGTAAAGGAGAACACATGAGGTACAGAAAAAAGCCTGTCGTGATTGAGGCGATTCAATGGACTGGAGAAAACCAGAGGGAAATGTTTGACTTTCTTACCAATGGCGAGAAGAAAGACGAATACATGGAGGCGTTTGGAGAACATTTCCGCATAGACCACGCCGCCGTGAAAGGCGGATTGGTAATCAAAACTTTAGAGGGAAATCATTTGGCTAACATTGGAGATTACATCATTAAAGGTGTTGCCGGAGAATTTTACCCTTGCAAACCGGATATTTTTGAAAAGACTTATGAGGTGGCAGAGTAATGGGAAAACCGATTGATATTTTTGAAAATCAGGAGCAGTTGGAAGAGTGCCTGAGAGAGTGGCAGCATAGGTTATTCCTTGATGGGTGGCTAATACTGGCGCACGTTGAGGATAAAATTATGAATCCTGACGGAGAAGAGGTAATTGATGCCGCCGGATATAACACATTCGTATTTGAATCCAGTCAGGCAAACATCCAGTTACTCAGCGATGAATCTTACAAAGAGAACAATACGCTGTTCAAACATTGCATGGAAAAGGATCTTGTGCATGAACTTTTACCTTGCAAGTATGATTGGATGGGAAATCAGGGCGGAACCTATGAGGGTGTGTATCTGGATGCAACCGAACACCAGAAGTTAGAGGAAATGGCAAAGAGTCTTATCATGGCGAAGTATGGTGTCGGTTATGATTACTTCATGTGAGGTGCAATATGACAACAGTGGTGGTCTATAAGACCGATACAAAAGAAGTTCTGGCAGCTATTCCGATGGACGGCGGAGATGCCGTCTGCCGGAATGATGTGGAATTTCAGATTTACAACGGAACAGAGCCAATATTCACGGAAACTCCCGGAGGAATCGTATTGGCAGAAAACAAATTTATGATAAAGATGGAGGGCAACAACAATGAAAAATAAAGGAACAGGGATTATTGTCGGCATCGTAGCCGCATTTGTATTACTGATAGCAGGAATTTTTGTAAGTACCAACAACAGAGCGGTTTCGTTGGAGGAACAGGTCTTTACGGCTGACTCTGATATTCAGGCACAGGAGAAACGCAGAACGGATCTTATCTACAATCTGGCAGATTGCGTCAAGGAGTACGATAAGCATGAGGCAGAGACTCTTCTTAATGTCGTGGAAGCAAGAGGAAACAATGGCAGCACCACAGATATTGAGAATGTGACAACTTCCATAGCTGCGGTTGCCGAAGCATACCCGGAATTAAAATCCAATGAGAATTACAAGGAACTGATGAATGAGCTTTCAACCACAGAGAATATGATCCTGCAGTACCGCACTGCCTACAATAACGAGGTAAGAGCATATAAGAAATATGTGCGTAAATTCCCTTATAAGCAGATCTTGGGAATTATGGGATATGAGGTTATCAATTACAACTACCTGGAATACAGCGAAGAGGACAGACAGCCGGTAAGCAATCTGTTTGGAGAATAAGCCTATGAGGAAAGGGAGTAAGATAATCTACTCCGGCAACGGTTGGGATATGACGGTGCGTGAACTGATGTTTAGCATCGTCATTATCCTTATCATGCTTATGGGTGGATTTTTCATTAGTGAAAAGATAGCTTCACACAATGACGAACAGAATCAGGAATACTATCAAGCCATGCAGATTGATGGAAATGCAGAACTGTTTCAGTATGGTATGCGAACTGATGTGGGAAATGCGTTTGTGAAAGGAAATCTGGTGGCAGTAGACCCTGTTACAGATCCGGGCATAGGTGGAGTACCAACTGCCTACATAAAGGTTGAGGAACAACACTACAACCGACATACGAGACAGGTGGCACATACACGGACGGTAAATGGGAAAACGCAGACTTATTACACCACGGAGGTATATTATTCGTGGGATTACTACGATAGTTGGGAAAGCCATAGTCAAACGGTGTCATTCCTTGGTGTGGAGTTTCCGTATGGGAAAATCCAGATGCCGGGGTCTTACCTGTATGACACGATTAAGCAATCGTCCCATGTGAGGTATTTGTACTATGTTATCAACACGGAATACAGCGGAGTTATCTATGCCAATCTCAAAGATAATACCATAGAGGACGGAACACCGTTCATTCAGGCAGATACGATAGATGAAGCGGTGGACTATATGGTTTCAAGCGGAACTGCCGGGTTGGTAATTTTCTGGGTTGTATGGGTAATTTTGATTGGAGCAGCCGTGTTTGGATTCTGCTATTTTGATAATAAGTGGTTGGAGGATTAGAGATGTATATTGTAGACCAGGATCGTAGCAACGTAGTGAACATCGGCAATATCAAAAGCATTGCGCTCAACGGAAAAAGAATTACTGCCGATGATTACACACTTGCAGCTTACGACACAGAACAGAGAGGGAAAGAAGTATTTGAACAGTTACTTGGAAACGCTTTTCCTCCTGATATGATAGTGGCTAAGAATTGCAACATATCTGAGGATGCCGTAAAGGACCTGGCAATGGATCATAGCATTATTATGGTTCGTGGCAACGGACAGGCGGATGTTACAGCGTATAGCTGCGGAGTTTATTATATGCCGGAGGAATAAAAGAATGTTAGATATTATTTTGGCAATCATTTGGATTGCGATATTGGTGCTTTACATTGTTGTTGGCTGGAAAGATGCAAAGTCCAACAACGAAGTGAAGAAAGAAATTACACAGATGAATGAGCTGCTGTTGGAACAGAACTCTCAGCTCAAAGAACAGAATAAGCATCTCAATATGGTTATTCTGAGTGTTTGCAGTAAGAGTGTACGAGACAGAAAAGACCAGGAGGGAAAACGTGAAAAAGCAACGGAAAGAGACACGCCTGAAAAGGAAACGCCTGAAAGCGGCGTATAACACAATCTTAGAAGAAAACCGCCGATTAAAAGGTTGGCAATCGGTGTATGGCAGAAAAGAGATTAGAACATATGGAGAACGCAAAACACTCACAATATTTGAAGCAGGAAGTGACAATATGGGAGAAATCATAAAAGACAGAATGGCAGTAAAAATTGGTAGAGCACTTAAAGAAAATGGTGCAATTCAGTTTGAAACATACGATGATCCTATGAAATGTGGAATTATTGTGGATGCGAAAGTTAAAATCGTTATGCCGTAGGTATATTACAGAGCCGTGTAGAGCCGTGAGAAAGGATGAATTTTCATGGCTCAACACGAACTATCGAATAAAGAGATTATCGTAAGGCTTCTGAAAAGCGATCTGAGTGACTATGACAATCTTCTGTCCTTACTCGGAATGGCAAATGAGGTTATCCAGGAAGATAAAGAACTTTCGCGGAAATTAGCGAACAAGGTCAGATTCCTTGCACTGAGACTATGTGCGACAGGAGATATTAAATATTACGATTTGTACAATAAGGCTCTTTTGTTCTTGGCGCAGGAACATAAGGATTTTGACTCTTATCTGCTTTATGTGGAAAAGAACAGAGATCCCGAGGACAGATACTATCAGCCACGAAGAAATAAGATTTATTGGCTTGTACAGAAGATGCAGAGGCTTATTGATGATGAGTTGGATATTCTATCAATATCAATGCCTCCTGGCACCGGCAAGACCACACTGGGAGAGTTTTTTATATCGTTTGTAATGGGGCATTACCCAAACACACCAAACCTTATGTCCTCCCATTCTGGATTTATGACGAGAATGTTCTATGATGCTGTTCTCAACATAATTACCAGTAATGAATATTGTTGGAGCGATGTGTTCCCGGATATTGTATTTGAGGGAAACAACGCGAAAGAAGAGACAATAAACCTTGGAAGATGGCAGCCGTTTAAGACGCTGACCTGCAGACCAATCAGAGGTTCCCTTACCGGCGTTACCCGTTGCGAGGGATTTCTGTATGTGGACGATTTGGTTTCCGGTATCGAAGAGGCTTTATCTATTGATCGTCTGGATAAGTTGTACGGAGAGTACACCACAGACCTTAAATCTCGTAAAAAGAAGAAAGCAAAAGAGATCCACATTGCAACCCGGTGGAGCGTGCATGATGTTATTGGCCGGCTTGAAAGAATGTATGAGGGAAATCCGAGGGCAGAGTTCATTGCTGTTCCAGACATTGATCCTCAGACCGGAAAAAGCAATTTTGATTACGATTACGATGTTGGATTTGATGAGAAATACTTCCACGATATGGAAATGTCGATGGATGATGTATCATATCGCTGCCTGTACAAGAGCGATCCGATTGAGAGAGAGGGTATTCTGTATCATCCAACAGAATTACAGAGATATATCGGAGGACTGCCGGACAGAGAACCGGATTCTATATTGGCAATCTGCGATACCAAAGACACCGGTACAGACTACAACTTCCTCGGAGTTTTCTATCAGTACGGAGACAGATACTATCTGGAAGATCTGGTATTCAAGAACATCGACCCTGGAACCTTGGACGAACTCAACTCAGATATGCTTGTTAAGCATCATGTACAGCAAGCACAGTTCGAGAGTAACAAAGAGGGTAGCAGAACCGCAAATGAAGTTGAGAGACTTGTCAAAGCCAAAGGCGGCAGATGCCATATTACGAAGAAATACACTACTCAGAACAAAGAGACCAAGATCATCGTCAATTCCTCATGGGTTAAGGAACACGTCATATTCAAGGATATTACAGAATATGAGCCTAAGAGTGATTACGGTGTGATGATGTCATTCCTTTGCAGCTATACACAGCTCGGAAAGAATAAACATGATGATGCGCCGGACACTCTGGCAATGTTCGCCCAGTTTGTAGATGCTCTTCTTGGCGGAGAGGGACAGGTAGTAAAGAGAAGTGACTTAGGAATATAGAAAGGGATAGCATGGGACAATATAGTTTCGCCACCAACTTGAAAAAAGAAAGAACGAATAGGGGAATTACACAACACGAACTTGCAACGGGCGTTCATGTGGCACAGAATACCGTGAGTGATTGGGAACAATGCAAAAGTTATCCGTCAATCGACAAGATATACGATATAGCAAATTTTCTCAAAATCCCTGTAAGCAAGTTGATTTCTGACGTTCAGAAAAACGGTTGTAAAGCCGACTGCACACAGAAAAACAATTTTTTTTGAAAATTTTGTTTATTCCACTTGACAAAGAATGTTTAGTGCGCTATACTACGACCATACCAAGTGACACGGACATAAGTTCAACGGACTAAACACACAAGGTATGGCATTAAAGTTTCTCCTAACCATTACGGCACAGTAACAGTGCCGTAATATGGGAAGTAAGCTAACTCGGTAGAAGCGATGGACTGAAAATCCATAGGAGTTGGTTCGACACCAACACTTCCCACTCAGGATTACTGTTCCCCGACAGCAATCCTACATCGGAGGGTTCCCACTTACAATGATCCTCCGAGACCTCACATGGAATCTCCCCAAGTGTGAGGTATGGACCATTAGCTCAGTTGGTTAGAGCGTCCGGCTCATAACCGGATGGTCTGGGGTTCAAGTCCCTGATGGTCCACGCATGGCGATCTGGCATTTCCCGGGTAAATGGAAGCTACACCAAGATAGACCAGACGAAGTAAGGTGGTTGAGTGCGCCGATGCAGAACAGAAACGGAATGTCCAGCGCATGACCGTGACGGCTACCAGAGGTAGTAATACAAACGGAAAAGGAGAACGGAACGAGTATCATTTTGACGATTATCGGAATCATACTTTTCCTCGGCGGCATCATTGCAGGATGTTCGTTAAAACAGTATGAAATCGAGGAAAAGGGAAATGAGAAAGCAAAATTCCCAAAAGGTTTTGTTGTTGTGATACTTGTTGGTCTGATTGTATTCGGAGTAGGTAATTCGCTCGTGATTATACCGACCGGATATACCGGAGTTAAAAGCACATTCGGACAGATTGATGAGACAACAATACAGAACGGCGCAAATTGGAAGATCCCATTCGTCCAGAAGATTGAGAAAGTCAACAACAAGCAGCAGGACATTGTGTTTGACGGACAGATTTGGTCTGAAACATCAGAGAGAACAGCACTGTATTATGATGGCATCACAGTTACATACCAGATCAACCCGGAAATGTCCGCATGGATTTATGCCAACGTCAGCAACTATAAGGAAAACCTTGTAACGCAGACACTTGTGGCTTCCGCAATCAAGACAAGCAGTAAGTCCTTGACCTCAACAGATGCAACGAACAGAGGAATTGTAGAGCCTCTTTCCATGCAGAACATTCAGAAAGCCCTCGATGAGAAATATGGAGAGGACGTAGTAATCATCAACAAGGTAGTAATTGCCAATACTGATTTTGAGGACAGTTACAATAAGGCAATCGCTGAAAAACAGACCGCACAGTTGGCTTATGAACAGCAGCAGATCGAAAATCAGAAAAAGATAGAAGCTGCTGAGGCAGATGCCAAGGTAAAAACTACTCAGGCGCAGGGCGAAGCTGACGCTGCCGTTATTAAAGCACAGGGAGAGGCGGATGCCAATAAGCTGTTGAATGATTCGCTGACGAATAAGATCTTGCAGCAGATGTATTTGGAGAAGTGGGACGGCGCACTGCCGAAAGTGTCACTGTCTGATGGCACAGACACAATCGTAGACATTGGAGATCTTTCATCAACAACGGAGGTACAGAGCAATGAATAAAGCTGAATTAGTACAGGCAATGGCTGACGATGCCGGACTTTCCAAAAGTGATGCTGAAAAAGCACTCAACGCATTTGTTGAGATCGTAGGCGGAGAACTTGGAAAAGGCGGAAAAGTGCAGTTGGTCGGTTTTGGGACATTTGAAGTGACTGAGCGTGCTGCCAGAGTTGGTAAGAACCCTCAGAACGGAAAAGAGATTTCCATTCCGGCTTGCAAAGCACCTAAGTTCAAAGCCGGTAAAGCACTGAAAGATGAAGTAAATCGCTAAATGATCGGAGCGAACTTGGTGTAGTGTGGTGGTTCGATTCCACCTGTGGGTGTAGCTCTAGCGATTAAGATTCCCACCGCTTCTTTCCTAATGTTCTTGGCGATACAAAGAAAATTCCGGGCGAACGGCAACGATTGGTGGTGTTGCGGCGGACTGTAAATCCGTTCCCTCGCGGTAAACATTGGAGGTTCAATTCCTCTTTCGCCCATTTAGGTAGATTGCAGCCTATTCACAGAGAATTTACCGGACGCGAATGGCTTCTCTGCGGAGAATTGCAAGAACCTGGTTACGATTTTTTGTGGTTAAAGGGTACCTTGCTTCCAGTCAAAAAGTAAAAACCACACCTGTTCGATTAGTCAAGCGGTCAAGATACCACCTTTTCACGGTGGGGACGGGAGTTCGATTCTCCCATCGAACATTTCAACCGAGAATAACGCTGACTGTTTACAGTTGGTTTAGTGTTCCGGCTGAAAAGTATTGGCGAAAGCCGTGGTAAGCAATCATTAAATAGGGAGATTGCAATGCTCACTGAGAGGCTTATGTGAGTAGTCCGGGAAAGCCGACAGGACTTAAACTTGGAGAGCTTGCGTAAGTCACGCTAAAGACCATCGTTGCAACGATGCCTACGATAGCATAACTGGAAATGCCACGGACACCATGCCGGGGAAAGTGGGGTTCAACTCCCCACCGTAGGACGAGCGGATTTCTTTACCAATTTCTTATTCCGGCTCACACAGGAAAGAAATGGCGCGGCGAGGTGGCGAGAACGTAAGTGCTTTTTACATTACCAAGAGTTTTTTAAGAAAAACTCCGGTGCGGAAAATTTACTGCTTAGAGTGCATGAGCGTTACAGCGATTTAAGCGGCGCAGAACGGAAAGGCGGAGAACTGCGATAACAACCTGACATCCGAGGTAAGGCGCAAAGAGTTGGACGCGCCAAGGCTCTCTGAGTAAATAGTCGGTGGTTTATGAGAGCATAATCTGGCGGCAGAAATGCCGTGGGTTCTGTAAGCAGAGTGACAGCCTTGCGCTGAGGGACTACTTATAGGACTGCGGAGGGGTGCAGGGTCCGAGAACCGCATATACAAATGAAATACCCTTGTTGGCAACTGTCTTACACGTTGCATCGGTTCGGTGGCGGCAACCATCCAAGTCACTGCCGGACTGCATTGGAGTATAGCTCAGATGGATAGAGCACAACACTACGGATGTTGGTTAGCGCAGGTTCGAGTCCTGTTACTCCAATAATGGCTTGTAGCTCAGTGGTAGAGCGTCTGACTGTTAATCAGAATGTCGTGGGTTCGATCCCCACCTTGCCAGTTGGAGACACTTGACTTACTCTTTCAAAGCACTCCACAAAGGTTACGAAAGGGCGTTTACGACCGGCGGATAGAGGAACTCCGACTTGTACGTTACCAAGGGAAAACTACTCTGCCGTGTGTCCGGTTGGTCGAGGGTGCAGTCTTGAAAACTGTCTGGATGTAAAAGTCTCTGGGGTTCAAATCCCTAACACGGCGTATGGTGCATTGCCGTAATGGTAGCGGAGCGTCTTGCTAAGTCGTCCTGCAGAAATGCAGTACAGGTTCGAGTCCTGTATGCACCGCTATGAAACCGTATTCCACCGGTGGAGGAGGTTTCAGAATTGGATAGTAGGCAGTAAAGGGTAACTGCAATATTAGTACGGTTGAGGAAAAGGTGCGTCCCGGTGTGGCAACAACGCAAAGCGCAGTGATTGGAACAAGCAGGAATGGCAGCCACCCACCTTTGATACGATAGGTTCAAAAATCCGTATGCACCAAACACATGAGGTAATCTGCGACTATCGTAATATTCCAGTGTAAGGTCCGATTCCTTACCTATCCAATCCCGGTCCGGAACGGGACAATAAGCCGAAAGGCGTAGACAGAGAGGAAGAAAGGTATGATATTACAAACAATTAAAAAGGGTGTCAGAAATGATACCTTTGAGGAATCCCAGGTTATTCAGTGTTTTGATGTTATTATCGAAAAGGATATGCTTCAAATATCCAACGCTGAATCCTCAGACGAAGAATTGGAAATCAGACAGAAGAATTTCAACAAGGCAAAGGAACTTATTGGTGCTACTGGATTGTGCAGAGATAACATTATTTGGTATCTTGGTGATCCACCATTAGAGAAGAATGTTTCACTCACAGTGGTTACTTTAGATACAGTTACTTATGTGTATAGCCGCATTGGTATTCCTGATACTATGGTATTCATTCTGAATAATTCTGGAAAGACAATATCCAGAGTGTTATAAAAAGCCGTCCTGACTTCGGACGATAAACCAGTTGGGTTAGAGAGATTCCCCCGAAAGACATTCCTATCGACATTGCCATTGGTCTCGGCAAAACCGCCAATAGGGGGCATTAAGCGGGTGTACGGAAATGTTTAATCAAGTCCGCCGGTCACATACTGTCGTAGTTAGCACCGGTTAAGTGAGGAACGCAAGGAACGACATAGCAGAACTTACAAAGCAGCCTAGGGGCGAGGTTGCATTATGGCGGAGTGGAGCAGTGGTAGCTTGCCGGGTTCATGCCCCGGAGGTCGTTGGTTCAAATCCAACCTCCGCAACTCATACGGATTTCTGCATTGAAAATTGAATATGGAGAGGTGGCGAAACGGTAGACGCGGCAGTTATGTACAATACGTCATGTTCGTGGCGTTGACGGCAATATATTACAGCTTGGGGCCTGCTTCATTGATGGTTCAAATCCATCCCTCTCCATTCAAGGCGATGGCGCAAATGTCCTTACAAATCAAGAAGATGCGCCAATTACATGAGTGAGGTAGCTCAGTTGGTAGAGCACGAAAGAAAAACGGATCATGTTCGTGATCCGAACAGCAATCTTTCATTCCATGCTAAGGACGTTGTCGGCGGTTCAAGTCCGTCCCTCACTCTATATGGCGATGTGGTGCAAAGGGAGCACAGCAGCTCTGTTAAGAAGAATGTCATGTTAGTGGCATAATCAGCAAACTCCTTTCAATAACAATCCCAAGCTGCGGATAGAGGTTCGATTCCTCTCATCGTCTCTGCCCCGATTGCCGGTTATGGTAAACCGGATGGAACATGGTTGACAGGAGTGTTCCTTACAGCAATCGAGCATACGGGTTCAAGTCCTGTCGGGGCAATTAAGTGACGCTTACAGCAATCTTTCAAAACAGAAAATTCCATTGACAATATTTTCCCGTTTGAAACAGCGTCATGCAAAAAGAAAGAGGTTGCCTATGAACCGAAAAGAAGATTATAGGGATATGGAAAAGTATCATAAGGCGTGTCAGAGACAGCATAGGCGATATTACAGCAAAACGTCATTTCTATATCCGTCTCATCCGTGGACTGCGGAGGAAGATGCACTGGTAATTAAGCATGAGATTACCGATTCTGAATTGTCTGAGAAAATTGGTCGTTCTGTCGGAGCGATACATAACAGGCGATATGAACTTAAAAAGTTAGCCAGATAGGCATAAAACTTTACATGGGACACTTACAGCAACCCTTTTGGATATGACTGTTAATCATAAACCCCAATAGTGTCCTGACAATGAAACAGTAAACAATTTTATAGGGACTCCTACAGCAATCACAATGGTTAAAGCAAATGTCTAAAAAACAATGTGAAACGGTTCAATTCCGTAAATGAGAGTCCTGGAAAGGTAGGAAAACATGAGTTTTGCAGATGCAATGAGAGAAGAGGGTAGGTTTACCCGGACTGAAAACGGTGCAGTGGCACTGAATACCTCTGGCGATGCCCGACTGGATCTGTTTGGTACAATCGGATCGCTGAGAGAGGCTGATGAGAACAGAATTACCACTCTGTTTGCTGAGGCATACGCACAGGACAAACTCTTTGCTACAAAGATTGCGTTCTATGCAAGAGACATTCGTGGCGGTCTTGGAGAGAGAAAGACTTTCAGAACCATTATTCGTTATATGGCAGAGAAACACCCAGAAGCACTCAGACCAAACCTTGATCTGGTTGGTGTATTCGGAAGATATGATGATCTGTATGAGCTTATCGGAACTCCATTGGAGGACGATATGTGGGCGGCAATGAAGAAACAGTTTGAGGAAGATTTACAGAACCTCAATGCCGGAAATGCAATTTCTTTACTTGCAAAATGGATTAAGACCGCAGATGCAAGTAGCTCTGCCACAAGAAAACTCGGAATCCTTACGGCACAGAAATTAGGCTATCCGGTCTACAATTTCAAGAGAATCGTCCGTAGCATGAGAAAACAGATCGGTGTCGTTGAAAGTCTTATGTCAGCCGGAAGATGGGATGAAATCAAATACCCGGAAGTTCCGAGCCGTGCGATGATGATTTATCGCAAGGCATTTATGAAACATGATGCTGAGAGGTTTGGAGAGTTTATCAACAAGGCAGAAAAGGGAGAGGTAAAAATCAATGCTTCAACACTGTTCCCTTACGATATTGTTGAGAAGATCCTTTATGGCAGAGAGAGCAGTAAGGTACTCGAAGCACAGTGGAAAGCATTGCCGGATTATGTGGAGAAAGGAACAAACGCTTTAGTTATGGCGGATGTGTCCGGTTCCATGAGAGGCAGACCTATGGCAACATCAATCGGTCTTGCAATCTATTTTGCAGAGAGAAATGTTGGCGCATACCACAATCTGTTTATGACGTTCTCTGGCAGACCGGAGACGGTTATTCTGAGGGGAGAAACCCTTGAACAGAAGATACGCAACGTAAGTAAAGCAAATTGGGATATGAATACAGACCTTAAAGCTGCTTTTGAGAGAGTCCTTGAAATTGCGGAAAAACACAATACTCCACAGGAAGAAATGCCGAAAGCAATCGTTGTTATCTCTGATATGGAAATTGACTATTGCGGAAACCGTGAGTGGTCTTTCTATGACAAGATGGCAAATAAGTTCCGCAAGGCCGGTTATGTAATCCCGAACATTATCTTCTGGAATGTGAATAGCAGACACGATGTATTCCATGCAGATCACAACCGTAAAGGCGTGCAGCTTGCAAGCGGACAGTCCGTGACGGTATTCAAACAGATCCTGCAGAACCTTGGCTACAATCCGGTTGAGGCTATGGAGAATACAATCAATTCTGAGAGATATGATTGCATCACAGTCGAATAGAGTAAATACTGACCGGGGCAAATAGCTCCGGTCAAATAAAATATAAAAGGAGATAACCACCAATGAAAACACCCTACAATGAAATTGTGAACATCGCAAGTATTGGTTCACAGACAAATCCGATTTCTCTAAATGAGATTTTGAGAAAGGCAAACGATGAGCAGCTTACACCGGCAGCACAGAACAAAGAGAGAGTATTGTTTCTCGGAATTGATGTGCAGCAGGACTTCATGGATAATGGAGCACTCGGAGTTCCCGGAGCACACGGCGATGTGGAGAGAATGACACAGTTTATCTATAACAACATGGATAAAATTACAAACATTGCGGTATCTATTGATACCCACACACCACATCAGATTTTCCATCCGTGCTGGTGGATTGATGAAAATGGCAACAATCCGGCTCCTTACACACCGATTACGCTGGCAGACCTTGATTCTGGAAAGTACAGAGCTGTTATCTACCCTCGCCAGAGCCGTGACTATGTAGAACATCTGGAAAAAGACGGAAAGAAAACCTTATGCGTATGGTCTTACCACTGTTTACAGGGTACATCTGGTGCTGCATTTGAAAATCAGTTTGCCAACATGATTTATTTTCACTCTGTTGCAAAGAAAGCCGTTACGCAGCGTCTTGTAAAAGGACAGGACCCACTCAGCGAAATGTACGGAATTATCAAACCTGAGTATGATACAAAGAACTACATCAATATCGACTTCCTGAACAAACTGGAAAATTACGACAAGATCATTATTGCAGGAGAGGCAAAGAGCCATTGCGTATTGGAAAGCATTAAACAGATTCTCGAACATTACGCTAATCGCCCAGAGATCACTCAGAAAATCTATATCCTGGAAGATTGTATGTCCTCCATTCCTGGGTTTGAGGATGTTACTGAGCAGACCTTTGATGATTTTAAGAAAACGTACCATGTAAACATCGTGAAAAGCACAGATGATATTTTGTAGGAGGTAGCCGGTATGAATGAAACAGAACAGGTAATTGACGGATTAGATGAGGTTGAGATCACAAATACCTCCATTGATGAAATCGACAGTGAGAACATCAATTTAATTTTTGTCGGAATCGACAAGTCTGGTTCTATGGGAATGTATGAAAGAGATATGGTAAAAGCTCTTTCGGATTTCAAAGATGCACTTATCAATTCCAAGGAATGTGATGAGATTCTGGTTGCAAGAGCAGACTTCTCCGACAGTGCAACCGTAGGAGGCTATAAGCGCATTACAGAGTTTGACACTTCGTATAGCACCGATGGATGCACAGCTATGTACGATACGATCATTGATGGAACTGAGAAGTTGAAAGAATACAGAGACTTCCTCAAAAATGAGGGAATGAGAGTTACTTTGCGGTATCTGAGGGACATTCGTGTGTCGTGAGTAGATTTGCAGACAATCTCATTGTGAATCTGGATGGAAAAAATATTGAGATACCATACACTGACACTGTGAACAATTATGGAATCCACAGGGATAAAGTAACCGGAGGATGGCTTATTGTATTAGAGAACGGAGCCGGACAGTTTTTTACCTTTGTGTGCAATGAACATGGAGTAGCGTATAGCGAGGATCGTATTAAATATCAATGTAGGCTTGGCAATGTATGTTTTTATAACTCCAATATCTCAATACCTATTGATGGGAATATCAGAATATATTCGTACCAGAAACAGGCATTTAAAGATTTTGAGTGCGAAGCCGTATCGCCGGATAGCTGTTTAATCAAAGATTCCACAGCATTTACGATCATCAATGATGAAAATATTTATAGACTTGGGAGAACTGTACGTTGAAAGGAGAAAATGGTATGACAGAAGCACAGAAAAAAGCAGTTGAGGTACAGAAAGAAATCGAAGAGGCTTGCATCCGGCATGGACTTAATCTTACTATCTTTGAAAATGGGATTGGATTTGTCGATCCTAAAGAGAATAAGATTGTCATGGTGTGGAGACCTCAGTATAAACCCGAAACGCCATCATTACGTCCTATGGAGGAAAACACACAGACAGATTTCAAACCGACCACGCAGAAACCGTCCGGCGGGAATATGGCGGCATTTATCTATGGAAATCCAAAGGGCGGCGGTAGATTTGTAGGAAACCGTAAAAAGCATACTATCAGAGGGATGAAAAAGAAATGACAGAAGAGGAAAAAATCAATAAATGGATAAGCGAACACGATGGGGATGATTACTGTCATTACTGCACACTTTCAGAAGATTGCAGCCACGGTATGGTATGCTACGGCGGAGAACCAATAGAACCTGCGTGCTGCGCCTATGATATTGCAGAACTGCTTGATACAGAGCAGATTTTGGAGGATATGGATAATGGGGAAGAATAATAAATTGATAAATTCTCTGAATGAAATTGCCAGAAGAAACCGCTCACAGAATGTTGCTACCGCAGCAGATCAGATGGTTCCACAGATATATGCAGCTATCGCCATTGCATTGCACCGCACACATGGCTTTGGGTATAAACGCATCAATGATATATTCGTGGAATCTCAACATATTTGGGAGAATTACGCCGGAGACGGAGCTGGCATGGTTAAAAAATGTGAGGAAGAAACCGGAGTGACTGTATGTAGCCCGGAAGAGGCACAGAGATTGATGGAGATGCAGAATGGGATGTAGTGAAAATTGCGGGTCATGCACATGGCATGAGAATTTCAACGGGACAATGGATTGGATATGCGCCAATGAGGAAAGTGATTGTTACGGAGCAGTTACATCATGGGATGATTGTTGCATAGACTACGAACCAAAGCGCGGAGAATAACGAACTCAATTACATCATTTAACTTTCAATTATATCATTTGAAAAGGAATGACTACGTTGAATATCGGCTACACCGATATTTTAATGCGTTATCATTCCTTTTTTGTTAAAATGATGGTGTCTTGGTATAGACGTTGGTGGATTATCCCTTTCTTGATATGGAGTAGTGAACGCTACTCCATATTGGTAAGCCCGGATAGCTCAACTGGCAGAGCATTTGATTTGTAATCAAAAGGTTGTGGGTTCGATTCCCACTCTTGGCTCTTGCCTCTTTCGAGAGGCCATGGGTTCCTCCATTATTGTAGGATAGGGCGGTGGCGAGCCGCCCAGTAATGTGTGGTGGCGCAGTTCGGTAGCGCATCTGACTTTTAATCAGATGGTCGTGGGTTCAAATCCCATCCACGCAACTATCCACATACAGAAAGGAGCAGCTATGTTGGAAACGGAAAACGTATACTGCCCTGTATGTAAGGCACGGGCAAACCGTGAAAAGCTTCTTTTCAAGAAAGCACCCGGAGCATCCGGCACGATTTTTATAAACTGCCGTGGATGTAAGGAAGTAATAAAAATAGAATTAAGCAAAGAGCCTTTGAGCCGGTTAAGTCACAAGTAGACTTGATCGGTTCTTTTTGTTTTATTCGGAAAGGGGAAACTTCATGTACGCAAGCAACCGTCCAACTCTCGGTAGACGAATGTTAATGACCGATGAGAGGGAGATTACGAAAGACAATATCATATCGGTTGTCTCCAAGGCGTTTATGGAACATCAGGAGAATGTGGCGCAGGAAGTTTTTCTTTTTGAGTATGAGAAAGGCAATCAGCCAATTCTTAACCGTGAAAAGAAAATCAGGCCGGATCTCAATGCCACAGTCGTAGAAAACAATGCTTCAAAGATTGTGGACGTGCATCTGGGGTATTGTTTTTCCAACCCGATCACTTTCGTACAGAGAGCAAAAATAGAACCTACAAAGAAACAGAAGAAAGCCTTATTCGGATTTTTGAGAAAAAAGGATGAGGACGATGGAGAGAATATTGACGATTTGAAGATCGCCATGCTCAATAAAATGATGCAGGAGCAGAGCAAAGCGGCAAAAGATATTGCCCTTGGAAGAAACCTGTTTATCTGCGGTGTCGGCTACCAGATGATGCTGCCGAACAGAAATAAGAGCAGATATTCTCCATTTGAACTATTGGTTCCAAGTCCACTTACAACCTTTGTGGTGTACTCAAATGACGCATATAGAGAACCAGTGCTTGGATGCACCTATTCCGTACATGATGATGGAACAATTACTCTTACGGCATACTCAAAGAATTTCTGTTATACCATTGAGCATGAGTTGAACACGACAGACTATCATCTGAAAGAGAATATCGCACCAAACCCACTCCGAAGAATACCGGTCGTTGAATTTTATCTGAATGACCGCATGGGTATTTTTGAAAAGGTTATCCCACTGATGGACGCAATGAATCTTGTGGATTCTGACCGTATCAATGATATTCTGCAACACGTTCAGAGTTTACTCTGGATGCACAACTGCCAGGTAAATGAAGAGGGCAAGAAAAACCTCGTAGATGGCGATGGAGTCATTATGACAAAGAGTACTGGGGACGGCAAGGAGGCAAAGATCACTTACCTCAATCAGACATTGAACGAGAGTGAGGTTCAGAAACTTGTGGACCATCTCAATTCTCAGTTGGAGCAGATTACCTCTACACCGTCATGGCAGGAGGCAAGCGGCGGTTCAACAACCGGTGCAATGCAGTTATCCAATGGATGGCAGTGTTTGGAGATTTCCGCAAAGACGGTTGAGCAGTTATTCACTGAGCCGGAAATGCAGCTCATTGATTTGGCAATCGAAATCATTAAGACAGATCAGAGACCGTATGACGGTCTGAAAGATATAGAGACGGCAGATGTTGAAATCCGTTTCTGCCGTACAAAAACCTATGATTTGGTGTCTAAGACCAATTCCCTTGTGGCATTGCTTAATGCCGGAGTAGATGGTCTTACATCATTCAACACTGTCGGACTATTCACAGATCCACAACAGGCATGGGTTGATAGTAAGCCTATTATTGATGGCATACAGAAGAAACTTGCCTCCAAGGAGGAAAAGACACAGCAACCGAACCCTAACGCATACAAGGATGAAGAGGGGAACGGTGGGGAGAACAACACGGAAAAAGATAAGACAGAGGAATCTAAGCAACCAAGTAAGACTGCAATGGTAGAAGAATAGGCGGTGTGAACTATGTATAATCCGGTTGAATACTTTGACGAAATGAACATTCTCAAAGACGATAAGCTCCGCCGGAAGAAAACTGCCAAGGAGTTTATAAATGCACTTGTAGACTTTTTTGCAGCACAGTTCCTCAATCTTATTTCCGGCATTTTCCTTTACGAAAAGACGAGTGCTGATTACGAAAATGAACTCATGGATCTCTATTTTGCCATGATGCCTGAATATCAGTACGAAACAGAAGTAAGGGAAAAGGCGTACAGATTTGCAAAGTATATTCAGGAAGCCACAGAGAGGGCAGTGGCAAATGCCAACGGTAATGACGATTATAAAATGTCTCGCATGACCGGCGGAATGATGAAAGAAGAGGACGTTCCAAAAAGTGTGAAAAGAATGTTCTCGGAGGTTAGAGCCACGGAAATTGCCTTAAATGAGACGAACTGGATATACAACTGGATAAATCATCAGAACCTCGTGGATAAGAAACAGACCACCCATACATGGGTAAGCATGAGGGATGAACGTGTCCGGGTTAGCCACTGGGAGGCAGACAGCCAAACAGTTCCTATTAACGAGCCTTTTATCATCAACGGGTACAAAATGATGTTCCCCCTCGATGATAGCATGGGCGCACCGATAGATGAGATCATCAACTGCCGGTGCGTAGAATTATAAATCAGGAGGTAGAAAACCAATGGCAACTGCAAAAAAGACAGCAGCGGACAAGAAAAAGATGGACGATAAGAAGAAAGCAGCTTCAAAGAAATCCGTTTCAAAGAAAGATACTGCCAAGAAAACTGCCGATAAGAAAGCGGCAGCAAAGAAGTCCACAGCAAAGAAAACTGCTACCAAGAAAACAACTGCCAAAAAGGCAGCAAAGAAAAACTAACTGAATACAGTTAGAGCCTATGAGCCGGATGTGATGATGAATCGTGTCCGGCTCATTTTTCGGTTACAGAGGGAGTAATCCCTTTCAGATAACGGGTTAGAGAAAACCCTCATCAAACGCATACAACTATTGTCTTGCAGAGACGCAAGTAAAAAAACGCAAAAGTCTATACGGAGAGAACCGAACAAACGCAAAAATTTATACGGAGAGAACCGTTCAAACGCAGGAGGTCAATTATGGCAGATGTAAACAGCACAGCAACTCAGAACCAGACACAGCAGCAGTCTCAGGCTACACCGCAGAACCAGCCTACTCAGGCATCTAGTACACAGCAGCAGTCTCAGGTAGAGAATCATGAGGAAAACAATTCTGGCGGAGAAATGACCGTTGAAAGTCTTATGGCGCAGCTTGCACAGGTCAATGCGGAGAACGCAAAGTTGAAAACTGACAAGGATAAGATTTGCGCCTCAGAAGCAAATCTTCGCAAGCAGCTTAGAGCTAAGCAGACAGCCGAAGAGCAGGAGGCAGAGGCAAAAGCGGAACAGCAGGCTCAGAGAGATGCTTATGTCAAGGAACTGGAAAAATTCAAAGCGGTAGCGGAATCATCGGAGCGTTACTTAGGAATGGGTATGCCGGCCGAAATGGCAAAGGCAACGGCAACAGCAGAGTATGAGGGAAGCATGGATGTTGTTACCGGAAACATCACTAAGTTTATGGCGGAAAGAGACAAACAGAAAGAGTCGGAAATCCGCGCTCAGTATTTGGCTCAGATGCCTACACCACAGTCTGGAAACGTAGGTCAGGTTGACTATTCAGCACAGATTAAGCAGGCAATGGACGCAGGCGATTCACAGGCTGCGATTCTTGCAATATTAAGTCAAAGTGCCGCTAACAATCAGCAGGCATAAATCTAAAGGAGGTAATGAATTATGGCACAGGGCACAGCAACATCATTCGCTGTTCCTAATTTTAGCGGAATGTTATTCGCTAAAGGACAGACAGCAACACCGTTCTCTACTATGATTGGCGCAAGACCTCTTGTAACCAATCATGTAGAGTTTACTTGCGGTCAGGAGTACAACACAGAAACAGGCGAACAGCCGGAGATTTCTGAAACAGCATCCCTTACTGCACCACAGCCGGAAATGGTAACTAGAAGCCAGCTTACCAATGTAACTCAGATCTTCCAGAAATCCGTAGCGATTTCTTACGGAAAGCAGAGTAACATGGGTACACTGCAGGGCATCAATGTGGCCGGTCAGCAGGCAAATCCTATGGACGAGCTTGCATTTCAGGTTTCTCGTAGAATGGCAAAGATCGCACAGGATATTGAGTACACATTCATCAACGGAAAGTACGCAAAGGCAACTACTGATGCAGAGGCCAATAAAACAAGAGGACTTCTGACAGCTATCACAACCAACGTACTTGATCTTGCTAAAAAGCCTCTCACATACTGGCTTGTAGCAGAGGGATTAAAGTCCATTCACGATCAGGGCGCAAAGACAGACAACATTGTTCTCGGAGTTGATGCAACTACAATGTTGCAGCTTAACCTTGATGCGCAGCAGAACAACCTTACAATCGTTCCCCTTGGAAGAGAAGTGAACGGTATCAAATTACAGACAGTAGTTACCCCTCTTGGAGAAGTGGCAGTTGCTTTGTTTGATACTATGCCTACCGGTACAGCCGTTCTGTTCGATCCGTCCATCATGGCTCCGGTTCATCAGATGGTTCCTGGCAAGGGCAATTTCTTCCTGGAGCAGCTTGCAAAGACTGGCGCAGGAGAAACATATCAGATTTTCGGACAGATTGGTTTGGATCACGGTCCTGAGTGGATGAGTGCGAAGTTCACTAATATTTCCACAGATCTTCCTAGCAAGATCACGGCAACCGGTACAACTGGCACAAAGGGGGAATAACAGGTCATACCCTTAACGGTAGTTCCGAGGTAGTTGGTTCTTCTGCTTCCACATCAACGGATGCGGTTTCAGAAGAGACTGCTACTGGTAAGAAGTACACAGAGGAAGAACTTAACGCCCTGACAGTAGCACAGATTAAGGCTATCGCAGCGGAACGTGGGTATGACATGAAAGAAACCGTAAAAGCAAAGCTGATCGCAGAGTTTTTAACTCAGCAAGGGTAAGAAAGTGAGGACGGATTATGGACGCTAAATTGTTGAAAGTCATTTTAGATGATGAAACTCTCACTGACGAACAGATTGCCGTCCTCCTTGTGAAAGCTCAGAAACAGGCTGCAAATCAACACTTTTGGGCGGATGATGATATTCCGACAGAGGCAGAGTTGGAGAGGTTTTATAACCGGTATGAGTTTGAAATCTATGATTTGGCGAAAGCCATAAACTCTGACGATGCGAGGGGCGGACTTGTATCTCACACAGAACTTGGAGTTACCCGGAACTGGGGACAGACAGGCAAGAAAGATATTGAGTTGGCCTTGGCGAAGATCCCACCCAAAACCTATGTCGGTCTGTTAAGGAGGGATGGCAATGCCGAAGCTGAGACTTAAAGACCTCAGATTGAACCAAGTCCCTTTTTATTACCAGACCCATGACGGAACGGTGGACGAAGTGGACGAGGATGGCAACCTTACCGGGGAGAGCATACCGAAGTATTCAAATCCGGTTCGTGTACTTGCGAGAGTAAGTCCGAACTCAGGAAATGCCGAGGACTCCCCATTTGGTAAAGATATTGTCTACGACAAGACCATATCAACCGTACAGAAATTACCGATTGATGAATACTCAAAACTCTTCATAGATGTGGTTCCTATTCTCAACGAGGACGGTTCCACAGATACAGAACCGGATTATATATGTGTCTGCCCGAAACATGATTTGCAACAGAATCTATGGGCGATACGGAAGATTAAGGGGAATATCCATGCAGGACAAAATAACGATCAATCCCTTTGACCCGGACAGCATAGATGAGGCTATTAAGAAACTGGAAAAGCGGAAAGAGCGTATACACAAATGCGCAGAGAAACTTATACAGAGACTTACAGACCTCGGAGTTGAAAAGGCACAGGAGTTAGTTCCGGTTGATACCGGTACGGCAAGATCTTCCATTATCGGTTATCTGGATGAGGCAGAGGGAGTTGGAATCATAAGTGCCGGAGGGTATTGCAAGTACATTGAGTTTGGTACTGGTGTAAAGGGTAGGGACAACTCCCACCCAAGCGAAGAGTACAAGGCAATAATGAACTGGGCATACAATTCCGGGGCAACAATCTTTACCACGAAAGACGGCAGAGAGGGTTGGTATTATCCGGCTGATGATGGCACATGGCGATTTACAGAGGGTATGCCGTCAAGACCATTCATGTATGAGACGGCGCAATATCTGAGGAAAGAAGCACAAAAAATAGCAAGCGAGGTATTCAAGGATGGTTAAGGACAATGTGAATTTGTATTTTACGAACCTCCTGAAAGACTTGCAGAAACAATACAGCAGTTTGAAAGGAGGACAGGTGTATAAAGCTGCACCACCGTCATTCCCCTATATGTATTTCAAACAGATAGGCGGAGACGGAGCGTTATCCACACTTTCAAATACAGAGGACGGTATCAATCTTGGATTGGAAGTCAAATTCTATTCAAACAAATCCGCCTCAGAAGTGCGGAAGTTAGCAAATTCCGCAAGGGAATATATGGTAGGGATTGGATTTCATTGCGACTACTTCTCCCCTGTGGAGAATGTAAGCGATACTTCCATTTCACAATTCCTTACCCGATTCTCAAAACTGGAAACATGATTAACTCCATCGGCTAGGGTCGCTCCCGAAAAGCACTCGCCTGGTGTCTGCCGGTGGTTTTAATAAATTCAAGGCTTTACCTCTTAGGCAAAGGAAAACACAAGGAGGTAGAACGAAGATGGCAAAATGTACAAATGTGACATATCTCATGCACGAGAAAGCAGATGCTCCCGGAACATTTGAGAAGTTGATCGACATTACTGAGTACCCGGATCTCGGTGGAGAAAAGGAAAAACTCGATGTTACAACACTTTCCGATACGAAGAAAAGAACCATTAACGGTATCGAGGACACAGGGGATCTTGCTTTCAAAGCATGGTATGAGAAAGCTGATTACAAGAAACTCTTGGATCTGCAGGAAGCAGGAAAAGTTGATAAATACCAGTTATGGTTTGGAGAAGAGGGTGTTGACGGCAAATGGGAGTGGGCCGGTGTTATGGCAGTATATCCGACAAGCGGATCTTCCAACAATGCGAGAGAAATGTCATTCTCCATTACTGATGAGGGCGAAGAGGCTCTTCATTATGTAACAGCGTGAATAAGTGAAACAGCGGCAGGGGAATAATCCTCTGCCGTACAAATAGGACAAATTAACGAAAGGACGGTTAATAAGTATGATTTTACAGACAGCGAATGGACCTAAAGAGATTAAAGTAGCAGATCTCGATTTTACAAACCTTATGTGTGATCTGGAAGATCACGATGTAGATGTAATGGGACTTCTGGATGATGATACCAGAGAGAACATGAAGATTTTTAAGACAATCAGAGCGATCATCGCAGTCCTTACCGGCACAAAGGATCTCACAAAAGCCGGAAAGATACTGAGCGAACATTTGAAGTACGGCGGTTCCATGGATGAAGTCATGGAAGCCTTTACGGAGGCAATGAAAACCGCGGGTTTTGGCGAGGAAGCCGAGGAACCTCCGAAGAGCGGAGGAAAGAAAACCAAGGCGGCAACAGAGTAGAGGAAATAGATCTCAGTAAATACAAAACATTTACAGAGATTATCAATAAAGTTTGGCTTCCCAACGCTCTCCTTTATGGAGTTTCCTATGAGACCTTTTGGACATTAAACCCTACGAAATTAGAGCCATTCCAAAAGAAGAGAGAAATGGAAGCGAAAGAACAGGCCACAGCCTTAGATACGTTGGCGTGGTCCGTTGGTTCGTATGTCGTAGATGCCATGGCAATCTTCCTTGGCAGAAATGCTCCGGCATACCCAAGCCAACCAAGAAGCATGAACAGCACAGAGGACGCACCGCCGGGAGCAAAAATGACGGATGCAGACAGATTCGCTGCCTTTGCCGCAGAACATAATAAGCGATTGAGACAGCGAAGAGAAAAGTAGCTGATTACATGGGGATAGGTTGACGAACCGAAACAGCGCAAGTCCGGCGCAGTTCCCCATGTTTTCTTATTTTACGGACAAACAATACCACCCACGGACAGGGTTTTACGAAGTGAGGTGGCAAAATGCCTGATAACAGAGTAGATAGCATTTTATTGGAAATAGAAGCCACCACTGATAAGGCAGACGGTGGTATTGATAAAGTAACAAAAGCTCTTACCTCAATGAAGAAAATCACTGAGGGATTAGATACAGAAAAGTTAAAACAGATTCTTGATGTAATGCGTGGTTTCTCCGGCGTTGGAGATGATCTTAAAAATGCCGGAAGTGGTATGAGAAGCATTGCATCATCCATTAAGTCTCTGTCAGGAGTTGATACGGCGAAATTAAAAGAGGTTGCGGCTACTGTAAAGGAAGTCAGCACAGCACTTGGAAACCTCGGATCGAATAATCGCGTCAGCATCAGAATTGATTCTGAGGGGGCACAGAGACGTGTACAGCCTTTGGAGAATGGTCAGCAAGCAGCGGCAGCCACAGAAAGCGTTGCGACTGCATCAGAAGAGGCACAGGCAGCAATGAACGGTGCCGCATCAGCGGCAAGCCAGTTGGCACAAGAGGAAAGCAACCTCGGAACTGCCGGACAAAGTGCAGCAGCCGGACAGACAAACTTAAACGAAAGTCTCAATCAGGCAAACACAAATCCGGCTAATAGACGTATTCAGGAACTCATAGACCAGATCAATAAGTACAAAGCCACTGTCAGCGGTATGGAGAGTGGAAAGATACGGTTTGATACCGGTCAGTATGAGGAAGCTGTGAATGGTCTCAGACAGGCACAGGAACAGTTTAAGCAGTTCAAGGAAACGGTTTCACAGTCTCCTAAGAATATGGAGGATGTGGCAAAGTCCATTAAGTCCATAGGGGATGCAGCACAGAAATGTGGACTTGGAACCTTTTCTTCTATATTAAGTGGAATTGCATCAATTCTTCCGGCCATTGAAACTGGGGGCATGGCGGCAAATGCCGGATTCCAGTCTATGGCGGTAGGTCTTGAAGCCGTTCAGGCGGCGATACCGATTATTGGTATTATCCTGACAATCCTTACTGCAATCATCAATGCGGTAAGGCAAGTGGCAAATGCTGTAAAGAACGAGACACAAAAAATCATTTCTGCCGTGAAAACGGTAGTGAACAAAATCCGTTCTGGGATTGCTGCAATTATAAATAAATTCAAGGAACTCAAAAAGAGAGTGAGAGAGAGCCTTGGATTTTCAGAAAAACAATCTGGTGCATTTGCAAAGAAACTCGGCTCAATCATCCGACTTGGAACGTTCATGTTATTACGTTCAATGTTTACACACCTATTTGAACTCGTAAAAACAGGATTCGATAACCTTGTTATTTATTCAAAAAGAGCCGGAACAGAGTTTCACAAAAACGTAAATCTGCTCTACAACGATTTGCGACAGCTTGGAGCATCACTGACAACTGCATTTGAGCCAATACTGAATGTAGTTACTCCGATTCTGGATTATCTGATTCAGAAGCTCGTTGCAGCAACAAACGCATTGGCACAGTTCTTCTCAGCACTCACAGGTAAGAAGTTCTATACCAAGGCAATAAAACAGAATAAAGATTATACAGATTCCTTAAATGGTGCTGCAAAGGCGGCAAAGAACCTTACCACCGGCATAGATGAGCTTAACATCCTAAGTGATGATAAAAGCGGCAGTGGAAGCAACAGCGGAGCCGATGGAAGCGGTTATGAAACAGACGAGATTGCGGATAAGTACAAAAATCTTGCACAGATGATTAAGGATGCTTGGGATGAAGCTGATTTCTACGATGTAGGAAGAATGTTCGGGGAGAAACTGAAAGAAGCCCTCGATAACATTCAGTGGGACGGCATCAAAGCATCTCTGAGAAAGATTGCGAAGTGCATTGCGACATTCCTGAATGGTTTCCTTGAAACTCCTGGATTGTTCACATCAATAGGTGTGACAATAGCGCAAGCTATTAACTCTGCATTTGAGTTCGTTGATTCATTTGTAGAAAACTTCCATTGGAGCAGTCTCGGAACGGCAATAGCAGATCTTATCATTGGTGCATTAGATACTCTTGACTGGACTCTGATAAATAAAACCGCAAAGGGACTTGCACAGGGTATCGTAGATGCAATCAACGCTGCCCTGCAGACAGAAGATCTCTGGAAGAAAATTGGAACAGCAATTTCCAATGCAATAAACTCAGCGATTCTATTTGCAAAGACATTCGTTACCGGATTGGATTGGGCTTCACTCGGAACCGCAATCGGCAATTTGCTTGGCAATGCAATAGCCGGAATTGATTATGTTGGCATTGGAGAAACATTCGCCGGTTTTGTAAATGGTGTATTTACTGCCGTACTGAATTTCTCAAAGACTTTCCCATGGAAAGATATTGCTACGAACTTTGCAAACGGTGTCAACACAGCACTGAAAAAACTCGATTGGAATACCATCAAAGATGGTTTCGATACTTTCTGTGAGGGACTTGGAACAAATATAAATACCGCAATTACGGAGATCGACTGGAATCTCGTAGGCACAACGCTTGGCAACAGCATCAAGACACTTTTCAGCGGTCTTGGAAAATTCCTTGCAAAGATAGATTTCAAGAAAATCGGAAGTGACTTTGCGAGTGCGATAAACAAGGCAGTTAAGACTATCGACTGGAAAGAAGCCGGAGGCACAATCAATTCCCTTATATCTGGTGTATGCACACTGATTAACACTTTGATAGACGAGGTAGATTGGTACGAACTTCTAAAGGGCGTAGGAACGGCAATGTCCGAGATTGACTGGGACACAATCCTCAAAACAGTCTTTAAGGTATTTGCAGCCAAGTGGACGTTCAAGAATTTGTTCAAATGGGTATCATGGACCGCCATTTGGAACCAGTTGAAAACAAGCATTGTAGAGGGAATATCTAAGAAGTTTGGAATTGGATCTGATGATGGAGAAATAAATACTGTCGGAGAGAAAATAGTCAGTGGCTTGCTTGGTGGAATATCTAAATCCCTTTTGCCGGCACCATTGCAGACAGCGTTGAGTTGTTTCGGAAATGTGACAGATGTTGTCAAAGGAATATTTGGCATAGGCGGTTCATCCGATTCAACCGTATTCAGCACACTTGGAAGCAATCTTGTCACTGCTTTCAATGGAGGCATCGGAAAGAAATTCTCAGACTGCCAAGCAAAAGTTACGGAGTGGGCCGGAAAGGTCAATGACTGGTTCTCAGGTACGAGCTTTGGAAAGATTTGCAAAGAGACTTGGGAAACCCACGGTCAGAACATCATAACCGGCTTTAAGGACAAGATAGGCAATGCTTATACCACCACGAAAGACAGCATCACGACTTGGGCTGCTAAGGCCAAAGAGTGGTTCAACAATTCATCATTTGGTGGGGTCAACATGGAAACATGGACCGGATATGCAAATGACATTATCTCCGGTTTCAAGACGAAAGTGGGAAATGCCTATACACAGACCAAGGACAATATTACCACATGGGCCTCAAAGGCAAAGGAGTGGTTTAATAGTTCTTCATTCGGCGGAGTGAACAACGGTACATGGACCACCTACGCAAATGATATTATCACTGGTTTCAAAACAAAGGTGGGTAACGCATACACCACTACAAAAGATAACATCACAACCTGGGCGAGCAAAGTTAAGGAATGGTATACGAGCAGCGGCTTTGGAAACATCAATAGCAATACTTGGCAGACCTACGCAAACAATATCATTTCCGGCTTCCGGGAAAAGGTTGGAAACACCTATACCACCACAAAGAACAACATTACTACTTGGGCGAGTAGCCTGAAAGATTGGTTTTCTGGATCTTCATTCGGAAATATCAACAATGCCACATGGACCACTTATGCAGGAAATATCATAACTGGTTTCAGGAACAAAATAGGACTGTCGTACACAGATACGAAAAGCAATATCACAACATGGGCTTCAAACCTCAAAACGTGGTTCTCTGATAGTGGTTTTGGAGGCATCAATAGTTCTAAGTGGAGTACCTATGCAGAGAATATTATTTCCGGCTTCAAAACGAAAATCGGAAACAGTTATACGACTTGTAAGAGCAACATTACAACATGGGCTTCTAATGTAAAAACGTGGTTCACAAATACCTGTTCTTATGACAAGTGGTATGACATTGCAAAAAATGTGGTAGATGGTTTTAAGAACGGTATAGGAAATCTGTACTCTACCTGTAAGAACAACATTGAATCGTGGGGCAGCAGTATTATCTCATGGTTCAAAGACAAGCTGGATATTAACTCTCCGTCCAGAGTATTCAAACGATTAGGTGCATATTCCGTAGAGGGATATAACATCGGCGTAGAGAAAGAGGGAGAGAAAACAAAAGGAATTGTCACTTCCTGGGTAGATTCATTCGCTGATATGGACGTGAACCTCGGAACACGTCTGAAAATCAATGACAGTGCATTGAAAGAATACAGCAACAATTATGGAAGTGATTTCACGAATGAAGCAATCGTGCAGCGTGTGACAAGGGAGGTATCTACAAACGGAACCGTGCAGGCAACGCTTAATTCCGGCGGCGGTCTGAAAGAAGCTATCAAAGAGGCTCTGGACGATCTTGGAATAACAACCGCTGTGAGTGAGATTTCCAAGAACACCAAGACACAGGCTGATAAGAAAGAACAGACGATTGTTGAAATCGGTGGAAAGACAGTTACGGATGCAGTAACCACACAGCGCAATGCCAACGGTTACAGCTTCCAAGGAGCGTAAAGGAGGGATATGGAATGGCTTATATATCAGTAAATGGTTATGACTTTCCCCCTCCTAAACGTGGGGCAAAGCCAACTGTATCTACAATGGTGGATGCCGGAAGAAATGCCAACGGTACGGTTGTAGGACAGAGAGTTGGGCGAGATCAGTACAAACTCGACACTCTGGAATGGCCGTGGCTGACGGCAGCAGAGTGGAGCCGGATGCTTACGGTGCTGAGTGCGTTTTTTGTATATGTCACTTTCCCAGATCCGGTCACTATGAAAAAAATAACAATAAAGATGTACCCCGGAGATAGGACGGCAGAACCATATTGGATTGATACAGACGGAAATCCAATTACCTATCAGAGTTGCAAAGTAAACCTTATTGATTGTGGAGAGTGATGGCGTATGCAGAAAGTATCAAATGAATACAAGGCAAGCATGAAAAGCTCTCTCAGAGAGCGGTCATACATGATGATTTCATTTGGTCTGGTAAATCAGGAAGCACAGGCCAACGCAACCGTCATGGGAAACAATTTTGCCTATTACTCAAAGCAGACCGGCTTATTCGGTCAGCGAAAAGAGGACACTGTATATGCCACACTCGAACATGATTTCACAAAGGTTGACGGATCTATGTATTTTCTTCCAAGAGAGAATACATCCGGCAACTACTACGACACCGGTTTGATAAGCAAGCCTTTGATTCCCAAAAGTGGATATGAGCTGCTTATCGAACTGAATGTTGTGGCAACAGACATTAAAGGTCTGACTATCAATTTTGGAGAGGTTTATCCTACGCGCTTTGACATTCTGACAAGTAGCGGACAGCGAATAGAGATTACCGACAATGATATGTCAGAGTTTAGTACAGAACAAGTATTAGAGAATACCACCTATATCAAATTCATCTTCTATGAGATGAAAAATCCATATTCCAGACTGAGGATATATTCAATCCAGTTGGGTTACGGTCTCGTGTACTACAACGAGGACATTATGGATTCTAAATTAGACAGTTACATATCCCCGATTTGTGAGGATGTTCCGCAAATAGATTTCATGGTTAAGTTGCAGAACTACGATCAGTATTTTAATGTTGACAATCCGAACTCTGCAATCAACTTTTTGGAGACCGGTCAGGAGATGTATGTCTGGTATGGCTATCAGCTACCGAACTCAGACACAATCGAATGGATAAGAGGCGCAAAGCTACAGTGTAGCGCATGGGAAAGTGATGATTACTCCGCAACGATACGATGCCAGGATCTCTTCCGAAACATGGATGAGGAATATTACAAGGGGTGTTATGCTCCGGCAGGAATCACATATTATCATGCGGCAGAACTGATATTCCAAGACGCAGGAATTACAGAGTATTACATTGACCCATACCTCAAAAAGTCAAAAACCAAAAACCCAATACCAAGGGTAAAACACAAAGAGGCATTACAGATTATTGCCAATGCCTGCAGATGCGTACTATCGCAGAACAGATACGGCAGACCGCAGATAAAATCATCATTCGCCCCTGAGTACGATATAACGTGCAACGGAGAGACAGAGTATTCCCATGTGAGGAATATTAAGAGCGAAGTGGCAAAACAGGAATATGCTTCGTTCTCTCATAACTACACAACCGTAACTGCGGATATGTATTATCTGCCGGAAAACCAAAGCAAGGCAGACAAATACACCGGATATGTTTCATTGCAGCAGTCCGGGAAAGATTGTTTGTTTGAACAAAACCCTATCATTTACATCACACAGGAAACCGCCTGTATGTACTATGGTTTGCAACTGATGTTCGGATCTTCACTGCCGGATGGCATCATATTCAGAACTTTCAATGATGGGGTAAAGGTTGACGAGTACGAGATAACGGCAGACATTACCAAGAAACTGATTGTCCACCACGATTTTGATGATTTTGATTTGATGGAGATTGAGTTCACTAAGACGAAAGAACCATTCAATCGAATTGTTGTAGATTACTTCTCATTTGGCGATATAACGGATTTTACGATGGAAAGGCAGGACATGACCTCTTCTCCGAAATCAATCAAGCAGGAGCTTGTTAAGGCGGTCAGAGTGCCATGTTACTCATACCAGAAAGGCACAGCCGAAGAAACACTCATTAGCGAAGAAACAGAAGCAACCAAAGGGGATGTGCAGACATATTACCTCGGAGATCCAACTTATGACTGCCGGGCAACATTCAATGGGTCAGCATCCAACGTAAGCATCATTGAACGTGGAGATTACTATGTAATGGTTAAGTTTCTGATTACTGGCAAGTACCAGTTTGAAATTATAGGACACAGATACAACATTGTTGAGCAGTATGCCACAAAAACACTTAACAGTAGAGGAAAGACCATCACATGGAAAAATCCTCTCGTAAGCGATATGGAAACAGCAAATCACTTGGCGGATTGGCTTGGAGATTACTATAACGCCGGTATTGAGTATGAGTACAATACCCGTGGCAATCCAGAGATAGACGCAAACGATATTGTGTATCAGGAAAATGCGTACCGTCCCGGATTAAAAGTAAATATCTACCGCCATGTTGTGAACTTCTCACAGAGTTTGTCCGGCAAGGTAATTGCCCGTAGGGTATCAGAAAAATAACGGAAGAAAGGAAGAGGAAAATGGATGGCTATTAAATCTGTTAAAGCTATCGTAAACGGTGTAACTACAACACTCACATACGACAGCGCATCAAAGACTTACAAAGCAACACTGACTGCTCCGGCAAAATCCTCATACAATCAGTCAGGACATTATTACGGAGTGCAGATCATCGCCACAGATGAGGCGGGCAACAGCACATCGGTAAATCAATCCGATGCAACTCTCGGAAGCAAACTGAGACTTACCGTTAAAGAGAAAACAGCACCAGTTATCACAATCTCAGCACCTACGGCATCGCAGTTACTTACGAGCAACCAGCCTACGATCACTTTCACAGTTACGGATGATGATTCTGGCGTGAATCCAGACACAATTAAGCTGCTCATTGATGGATCTGAAATATCCGGTGTTACAAAGACAAAAACATCATCCGGTTATTCGTGCAGTTATAAACCTACGGCGGCACTGGCAGATGGCTCACACACCGTAGTTGTCAAAGCTACAGACTATGACGGCAATGCTGCTACTCAGAAGAGCGTTTCATTCAAGATTGATACCGTTCCACCTGAGTTATCAGTTACAAGCCCGGTAGACAAGCTCATCACAAACAAGACAACCGTAACAGTTGCCGGAACCACAAATGATGCTACGTCCAGTCCGGTTACACTGACGATCAATGGTAGCGCAGTGACCGTATATGACGATGGTACATTCTCAAAGGATATTACCTTAAAGGATGGCTCCAATACAATTACTATCGTGGCGAAAGATGGGGCTGGAAGAACAACCACAGTCAAAAGAACAGTTACTCTCGATACTAAAGCACCAGTTATCTCAGATGTTTCATTGGCTCCGAACCCGGCAGATGTTGGGGCAACCTATGTAATCTCTGTATCGGTAACAGATTAGGTGGTGGCATGGCAGCTAACATATTAGTAAGAGATGTGTCGATAACGCCGAACCCGGTGCAGACAAAAGGAAAATACACCATTTCCGTATCTGTTGAAGAACTAAAAGGGTTCGCATTTGTCGGCAGCTATGTTGGCTCCTATGCCAATATATCGGATAAGGAAATTCCTGATAAGTTACCACTGTCATACGTTGGCAGATACACGCAAGGATAGGAGGCGAGAAAGATGGCGGATATAGCAAAGGTTACTGGAACACTTGATGATGCAGAACTGAATTTCTCTCACTCCGTTGGAACGGTATACAAAGCCACAGCAAGCATTGATGGGTCTGAAAAAGATCATGTGGCAGTGGTAACAGCTACCGATTCTGCCGGAAACAGCACAACGGAAACAATGGTTGTTTCTATTTCTGGTTCATGGACTACTCCAAAAACTGATTGGTACGGCTATACGGATGGAGACGGTATATATCACGGCGATCGTTTCAACACGGAAGATTTCAACCGCATCAAAAATAATCTTGCCTACCTTAGAGAAATAGCAGTTGCAATGTATCAGGAGTTCTCTATCAACGATCTTGGAGACGATAGGAGCAAAGACCAATATTTTTACGCAGATGAGATAAACCAGTTGGAGGAAAATATTTCACTTATCGCCGCAAACACATTCAAACCGGATGTTGGAGAAGCACCTTTGTACACGGCAAACGGAAAGATATTCGACTACAACGAACTCAATCGTATCGAAAGCTTGATTTTAGATTTATTTAATCAGCTATTAAACCAATACAGAGGTCGGCAGATGCTTACCTTTAATTTTGGGATAAGGAGGGAGGTGTTCTAAGTGGCGTGGGAACGATTAAAGACAGACTATAAGGATGCCGTATGGTCCGGCTTGCGGAAGTTCATTCCTATTGATAATGGAGACGGAAGTTATTCCGTAAAAGATGTAACACAGTACACAGTATATGATGAGTCGTTTTTTGGTGCGCTTGACGCAAACCGTATCAACACTGCGGTCAATGCAATCATGGCAGCATTGGAAAATGGAACAGATTTGTACGAGGTATTCACAGAGTTTTTCGAGAATCAGAAAGAAGAGTTCAATAAACAGGCAAATTTGGATCTCGATACATTCAATGTTTTCCTTGACAATCTGCAGGCAACAGCAAATGCGGATGTGGTGCAGTTAAAAAAGGACTACACAGCAGAAATGACGGCATTTGAGAACAATCAGGAAACTTTGTTTAATCAATGGTTTGCAATGATAAAAGATCAGTTGTCAGCGGATGCAGCCGGAAAATTGCAGAATGAAATTAACGATGTGGAAACCCACATTAGAAACCTTGCAGTGAAGATACATTTCAACGATACCGTTGGAACTGCTGCTGCAATAACTGTACAAAATGTAACATCCGGTAACAAATACATCGTTACAGATTTTACTCAGCCGTTATATCTGACTGAGGCCGGAGAATACACCATAAGCATTGCGAATGATAACTACATGATCGCACCAAAGACATTCTCAATCAGCAATGCAGATCTTATGACACATAAGACTTTCAGAATCATGGACGGAAATGGTTTGGCATTTGTGGACGGATTTGTTGGAAGCTATGTAAATAAATAACGGAGGTAGACAAAATGAGAGATTTCCCTAAGAGACTTGCAACCGCCGAGGATATTAGAAATTGTAAATCCTTGGTGGATGATGGCGCATTTGCAGCAAAAGATCTGTTGGAAGCCATCGAAGATCTTGAAAGTATGAATTATCTTCATTGCCCGGTTCTTGCGGTAGGAGAGGATAAGAAAACTGTTACCATTCACTATTGTGCTGAGGCAAAAGCAAATACAAAGGCGATTGTCGGAAATAAGACGGTAACAATCACAAACGTAACACACGAAGAGGGCGAACCGGATGAGATTACAGGAGAGAAGCAGTTGGAAACGACCGTTATCTCCACATCCGCTATGGTATCTGTGGATGCAACAGAAATCGCAGTTACCGCACCATACACCATTTACGACAGTCTCGGCATGACAGCCGAAGAACTGAATCAGATCAAGGAGGAATTGGCTAATGAGTAAATTCTACGGTTATGATGAAGCAATGGAAAATGACATTGCGAAGATAACCACCCCGAAACTTGCGCTTATGTCCGATGTCGTTGCATCTGACAAGAAGTTTATTCGCATGGAGAACGGTTCCCTTACTGTTATCGCAGGAGTTCTGATTGCGGTAGGTAATTCTGTTTTTAAGACAGAAAAAACCACTCTTACAGCGAGCAACTTGGACGGAACAGCAACTAAGTTTGAGGTGGGAAAGGACTACTGCATTTATATCTGTGATCCTACCGGTGGAGATGCCACGAACTTTGCCGCAGAACAGTATCGTATTTCCCTTAATACGACATATCCAAACGGTTATACGGCAGTTACATCAAGAAAAATCGGCGGCTTCCATTACGGCGTAGTCAGAAAAACAAATAGTTCCGGTATTCCAATCAGCGCATCAGGCGCAGCATTAGGAAGTGGATGGGAAACAAACGTAGCGGAGGGCATTGTACCTAATTCCGTTTGGACTCTTCTCCACAGACCTACTTGCGATCCTACCGGAATGGTATTCATAGGACCGTTCTGGGGCGATATTTACCTTTCATCCGATAACGGAGCCAGTGGTTTGCAGAGCAAAAAGGGTGTTGTGCCGATTACTGGAACAGAGGGATTGAACTGGTATATCGCCAATGAGAGAGCTATGAGAGTAGGAAAAAGACTTCCTACCTACGCCGAGTTCTGTAAGGGTGCATACGGATCTCCACAGGGAGAGGATGGCAACAACACTTACGCATGGTCTGCGACCTCGAATACAGCAAGAACCACTTGCGGAAATGTCAAGAACGCTGTTTCTGCAACGAACGTTCGGGATCTCGTAGGAAATGTTTGGAAGTGGTTGGATGAGTTTATCCATGATCCGACAGGCTCAGCTTGGAATTGGTATGACGTTATGAGCGGTCAGAAAGTTGGCCAGCTTTACATGGCCAACAACACTGGCTTGCGCGCGCTCCTTGGCGGGTGGCGCCGGTCGCGGGGGCGTGGGGAATTTTTGGTCTCTTATTCCGCCGATTGGGGTGAAAAAGCGATGCCGTGTCGTATGGCGGTCATTTCATGATTCTCGGTATCTAAATGATGGTTATCTTAACGTCGATTGCGCTTCCGGGAAGTTTGGAGTATAGTCCCCAAACGTAAAACGTAGTTATGACCGTCGGAGAGGCTCCTCCCATTCTACTGTATACCAGATTTAAGGTCATTTTACCGGATTCGGTGTCGGTGTCGACAGCCTGCTTCTCGAAAGAGTATCCGGGGTCGCCCAACAGATGTTGTCCGATGATGAGCGTGTATTTTTCGAAGTCGATGACCGGCAGGACAACCGAAGGCGGGGCAACGGCCGCGAACTCTTCCGGGCTGTTGAT